CGAACCCGGCACTTCGCCGTGACAGGGCGATATTATAGCCGATTAACTACAGGACCGTTTCTCTCCAGTTCACTCCTACCCTGTGGGTATACCGTGACGGGTTGTTTATCCATGCAAATCTACCTGAAGAGCAATTTGGTTTGCGCTCGACGTGCATGGATCCGGGTGATTAGAGCCGGACTCGAACCGGATACCGTGCTGGACGGAATAGACAACCTTACCTCTTTCGAGTTGGGGACTCGGGCACCATCCCTCATTACGCCCATCTAATCATTGGTAGCGGGGGCCGGATTCGAACCGGCGATCTCTAGGTTATGAGCCTAGCGGGCTGACCAACTGCCACCACCCCGCGATATATTTTTGCGTTGTCCCGCAAGGATTCGAACCTCGATTCTCTGGACCAAAACCAGATGTGCTGCCATTACACCACAGGACAATTTAGTATTTCCAACATGTCAAAGAACCTAACTCTCTAAGTATAGACTAATATACTATAGTTTAGAGCTTTGGCACGAGTGGAGAGATTCGAACTCCCATCAACGGTTTTGGAGACCGGCATGCTACCATTGCACCACACACGTGTATTTTTTGGTTGCGGGACCCGGACTCGAACCGGGAACTTCAGCTTATGAGACTGACGAGATGACCACTTTCTACGCATCCCGCAATGTTTGGTTGGAATAATAGGACTCGAACCTATAACCTTTCGCGTATCAGGCGAGCGCTCTAACCAATTGAGCTATATTCCAGTATGTGTCCCCGACAGGACTCGAACCTGTGACTCCCTCATTAAAAGTGAGGTGCTCTAACCAACTGAGCTACGAAGACATATTGTTTTGCCTGTAACCCATATTGGTTAGCAGGTCTTTATCGTTTTCGTTTCATATCTTTATACATTTTTTTTCTGTGGTGAGGGGCGGGATCGAACCGCCGACACCAGGATTTTCAGTCCTGTGCTCTACCTTCTGAGCTACCTCACCCTGCTAAAACAAAAAACCTCGAATTTTTTAGGTTCGAGGTTCTGTGTTTCATAGTTAATATTTCCTTAACTTAATCCGCTTGAACCTCGCAATACCCCAAAATCTTTAATCGTCTCCATTGCATTCACAGTAGCTGTGCCTGCCGGATACTGATTCCAGTTCTGAGAAATTTTTGATATGTTCGCGTAGTTTTGCACGTTTTAAGTTTTTTGTTTAGTTATTTATAAATCTATTATACCAACTTTTTGAAAAAAGGTTTAGCTATTTTTTTCAATGATGTAAATTACATCAGAATAAATTTGTTCCATGTCTAATTCGCTTGCTCCCAAATGTTCAAGTGAAAATCCGTGATCTGGTACCAATTCATTGAATTCTCTAGACGGTCCACTACGCTCAAAAAATTCGCCATGGACCATGATTTCGCCAGATCTTAGAATTTCAAGCCTGAGTTGTGCATAAATTTGCTCCCAGTTGTATTCCATTTGTTGACGGCATGCATCTTCGTATTCGTAATCAGTCATTTGACCGTCTTCATTGTCGATTAGACTCTCTTGACCAAGCATCTCAATTGCATCAGCTTGCGAACCTGTACTCAATACTTCTTCGTCAAACGTAGTTGAAAACCAATTCGCTAAATCGTAATCGTAATCAAAACCAGATTGAGCAGACGTCAACAAGTCATCTTGTGATATCCAGATTGAAGACTCGCCGCTCTCTTGTGCAAGCTTAGCAGCTCGATGCGTTAGTCTAACTAGATCAGACGTCAATCCCAAATCAGCAAGACGCCCTAGTCGATCTTCGTTTTCGGTTATGAATTCGTTAAATCTTTTAAGGGACCTCTTCATTTAGTATCGGCGTAATTTGGCCAATGCTCTCTTAGCCTCTTCACCGCGCTGACGAATTTGATCTTTCTCTTCTTGTGACATGTTCTTGTATTGAGCATGAGTCGGATCATCTCCCCAACGTTCTAAGTGCTCCATATCTCTAACCCATTGTGTGTAATTACTAACTAAATCTTCAATGCTATCTCCTTCTTCGTTACGACCGTTTCGGTATGGGTAGTTAGAGTAACTGCCTCTTTTACGAAAGCCGTACTCATACAATTCGTCGTTTGGCTCGTATTCGTCCTCGTCATAGTATATGTCGGCTGGATCAAATCGCTCTTGTACTGCTCTAGTAAAGGCAGTATCCTTTTGTAAGAAATCAATCGCTGCATCAATTTCAGCCTGATCGTTTGTTTCAACGTATTCATCTCCTTCAGCTACCGCCAATTCAATGTCAACGATTGTAAAATCTGAAATTCCGTAGAAGTCTCCAAGTTCATGGAATCCATGGCCTTCTTCTCTTTGGGATGGTGTGTATTCTGTTTCGCCTTCTACTTCAGCCGTGCAAATGTAATCACGACCGTCCATTGTGAATTCAAACTCGCTAATTGTAATAGTGTGAGATCTGCCGTGTCTAGATTCGTTTACGAATTGGCCGAATTTTGCTACAAAGTTCTTCATTAAATAGTATCTTTCTTGTTATTTATCCAAGACTCGGTTCACTACTTCGATAGAAACATGCCCGTCTGCTAAATCCTTTTTAATTTTAACAGTCATTTCGGAATGACCTCTAATGAATAGAACATCGTCAACTACATCCTGTAAATCGTCAGAGCATAATTTCGGATGTACTATTCCAGGTTGGTAAGGATCAGTCTCAATCTTCTCGGTGAATTCTGCCAGCAGTCTTTTTAATTCCGCTTGCTCAGCCTTGCTTCTTAATTCTGAACCCTTTAACATATTATCCTACGTATTTTGCAAAGTTAACGGCTGCTTCTTGAGCCTCTTCGTATGTCTTGATTGTTTTAGAACCGCGAAGCCTAAACGGAATGTGACCTACTGCCCATTCATTTAGGGTCTGGCCTTCTGGGATTGTGTCCAAGTGTTTTGTGAAGTACCTTTCGTATTGCAATAGATCTTCGTCAGCTGGAACCCAGCTTGCATCAAATAATTTATCGCCCTTACCGAAAGCTTGTGCAGCTCGGTGTGAGTAGCCAACCCATTGTTTAGTTGCTTTCTTCCAGGCAGTATGCGTGTGTGTTCCCTTCTTGGCAATAAGGCCAGCTGTATAGTACCAGTGACCTCTTGCAAGATCACCAACGTATCCTCCGTCTGGGTGCATGCATGAGTTAGGCAAAGTATATGAATCTCCTTCTGGTCCAAACACATGATCTTCAACCAAAAGGCCTGTTGTATTACGAATAGTCTCGATCACTTCAGGGTTTGGAATAAACTCAAAACCTTCTTCAGTTTTAGTTGAATAAACTCGACTTACTAATTTAGTAAAGCCTAGATTTATATGTACTCGATTTAATCTACTTGTACCTGAGTACTCTGGATACTTTTCAAATTTTAACTTGATTTTGCCTAGATACGGCGTGTGATTTTTAATCATCTCTTTTATTTGTTTTTAGTTGGCGGAAGATGTAGGATTCGAACCTACGGTACCTTGCAGTACAACAGTTTTCAAGACTGCCGCGATCGACCACTCTGCCAATCTTCCGGTAGTTTATTTAGTATTAATTAGTTGAGGCGGTTGTTGCTTTAGTATTACGAACCGACGCAATTGATTTGTTTTTAAACTCAGCCATCTCTTTTGAGCTTACCCAAAGAATTGTTGGACAAGTGCCGTCCCATTGTGGATCGCTCTTCCAAATCGAAAAAGTCAATTTTGAAAGCTGATCGTCTGTTACTAGATACAGAGTATCCTTTGTAGTTGTTGGCTGAGCAAAATCAGCGTATTCAGTAGTTTGCCCAAAACCTAGCAATGGACTAAACAATAATGCGAATAAGAATGTTTTCATATATTTATTATACTATAATAAGATGATTCGGTTTAGATCATGAAACTCATTCTCTTAAAGAGGTCGATCTGTTCCCGTGTTTCCAATTCAAAGATTCTACGAACCTTATCGTTTTCAATAACGAGTATTTTCTGTACATCAGCGATGCTGCCAATATCAGTTAATCTCCATGAGCCTGAATGAGTTGTGCCGATGTTAATGATTTGAGAGTCATTAATTATTAGTTGATGAGTCTTGCCAGAATTGGTCTCAGTATTCCAAACTACGAAACCTATACGGTCAGTTCGAGTATCATAAAAAGGAACTGCCCATGGAATCATGTTCTGTGCCGATTGGCTGTCTATTGTGCCAAATGAATTACCGTGAGTTTTTAATTGAGCTCTGTCCTTTATTAGGACACTACCTTCTTGCAATACCTTTAATAGCATTGCCTCAGGCGATTTTGATAAGCTCTGGCGAATTGTCTCCTTGATAGCAGGCTCATCAAGATCTTTTAATAGGCTTGGTAGTTTTGATACTCGATACGATTGGCAACTGCCAAATAAAATATCATCAACGTTTTCCTGCCGACTCATATAGACTACGCTATCAAACTCTTCAAGTTTGTCCGAATTATCAAGAAATTCGGACACATTTTTAATGCAACAGTCGTATTCAATATGATGGACCTTATTGTATCCAAAGTGTCGAGCCATCACAAAACCATTTATCATTAATCTCCATACAGCTAAATGAGTATTTCCGTCTGATAAAAAAGCTGACATTATTCTACCGTTATCACCTGGGCTAAACCATGGCTGGTTGACTAGATCAGGATCAGTTAAGATTTCATTCTTTTTATCAAATAGACTTAGTACAACCATTTTCTGAATGTCCACCGGAATTGGCGTATGACTCGATATCATTATATCAAAGTCATCTTGAAAATCTTGCAAAGACTCGACTAGTCGCCTAAGAGTGGATTCGCGCCTATCGTCTGGGCAATACGCAGTAATTAAGATTAGGTCTTTCTGCATTAATTGTATTTTAAGATTTGATCAAGGTCTAAGTGTTCCTCAACTCGCTTGCGATCCTTAATATATTTGGCGGGAATTCCGCCATATAATTTATAAGATTCGTATTCTCCGTTAACTAGGCTTAGTGCTCCGAAACCACATCCTTCTGGAATAACTGATCCTGGTAAAACAACTGAATTGCAGCCAATGATTGCATATTTTCCAATATAGACTGGGCGATGATCAACATCAGTAAATTCAACTGGAACAAGTGGACCAATTAATACTGCCCCTGAGTAATCATCACTTGACGAATACACTGAACATTTTCCTGAAATATTTGCAAAGTCCTCTACTGTAATTTTGCCTTGGCCAATCAGAGAAACTCCACATGAAATATGCACATAGTCGCCAATCTTGATTCCTTCTGATCCTGCGCTTAAAATACAAAAATCGTCAATTCGAGTGTTTGAACCAATTTCAATATTTTTTGCATTATAGATTGAGGCTTTGTCCGAGATTAAAACATTTTTGCCTAACGCCTTAAATCCAATTTTTAATAGGTCTTCTCTTGTGTAAAACATATTTTTTTATGTATTTTTTAGTTGTTATAATTACTTGATCGATTTCCTTTTTATAATTAAGATTAAATCTTTCTGCATTAATTGTATTTTGAGATTTGATCAATGTCTAGATGATCTTCAACACGTTTTCTATTCTTAATGAATTTCGCTGGAGTACCTGCGTAAAGAGTGTATGCGTCGTATTCGCCGTTTGCTAAACTTAGTGCTCCAAAACAACATCCTTCTTGGACAATTGTTCCAGGTAAAACGACTGAACCACTTCCAATTATAACGTATTTGCCTAATTCGACTGGACGATGGTCAGTGTTTGTAAATTCAGAAGGAATCGTTGGACCTAATAAGTAAGATCCTGAATAATCATCACTCGAAGAATATACGGATACTCTAGAAGAGAGTCCGCTGAAATCCCCCATTGTAATTTTACCTTTGCCGATTAGAGTTGCAAAGCATGCAATGTGAACATAGTTGCCTAGTTCGATACCTCCTTCTCCGGCGGATAGGATCGCAAAATCGTCAATTCTGCAGTTATCACCAATTGATATGTTGGCAGAATTGTAGATTGAACACTTTTCTGATATTAAAACATTTTTTCCCAAATGTTTAAAATTCATTTTACTTAATTGTTCTGTACTGTAAAAGCTCATAATATACCTCCGTCTATTTTTATGTTTATTCCAGTTACGTATTCTGTTTCAATTATAAAATCGACAGTTCTGGATAACTCTTCGATTTCGCCGAATCTTTTTAATCCGATTGTTTCTTTTATTGCATTTAGATTTCCTTCAGGAATTCTGTATGTCATGCCACCGTCAAAATATCCCAATTGCAGAGTATTCGCAGTAATTCCCAATCCAATATTTTCAACTGAGATATTTTTAACGAATTTATCTAAAAAAGCTTTACAGCTAGAATAGATTGATGTTCCCATTACATTCTTTTCTGCAAGAACTGAGCTAATCAAGATGATTCGGCCAAATTTATTCTTTCGCATGTTCTTTAGACAGGCTGACACAACATTAATTGAGCCAGTTATGTTAACCCTAACGAGTGTTTCAACCTGTTCTTCAGTCAATTTATGTATGAAACCGTCTGCATTTGCGCCAGCTAAATTTACAACAACATCAAATTGATTATTTTCAAAGAAGAGCTCACATGCGCTCTTGTTCCTAATGTCTAGATCTTTCGATCCAATTGCACTAATATCGTATTTGTGAGATAGCGATTTAGCAAGCTGACTTCCAAGCCCGCCTGTGCCACCAATAATTAGAACTTTTCTCATTTCTTATAGATATCAAATTTTGAAAGATCTGGATACGGTAGCTCAAGATCAGCATTTTGCTTTTTGGTTCCATCCGTATTATAGAATTGGCCCATTAGTAATAGTCCACGTGTTGCAAGTTCTGGCATCATGTAGAAATTCCAGCCTAGCATATCAAAGTTGTCATCGTGATACGAACACTCGCGTCGCCCAGAGTATCTAGCTCTTTTAAACCATAGGTAAGCTTCGTGATTATCAGTTAAGATTGCACCGCCTTTACTTAATTTAAAATGCTTGTAAGGACCGGTAAATGAGATACACATGTGAGTTCCAGGTTTGTACATGTCTGCTGTAAAACTTAGAGCTGAATCCCAAACATTGGTTGGAGCCAATTGATATGCTCCTTTAATTGTTCGACCTTCGACTGGTGTAAATTTTACCTTTCCGCCAGCGTGAATGATTTCACAAGGAACTGATGGATATGTACGGGCTGGAATCGTTATTTCCTGACCAGTAATCTTTTCGTAGTAGAGTGCAAGGAATAGAGCATTACTCTGATTATCCACAGTAATACAGTAAGGTGCACCAGTATAGTCACATAGAGCTTTTTCAAAGTCTTCGGTTATTTTATAAACACCATTTGCCATTGTTATTGATTATTATTTTATCTATTCTACTCTGAATTGATCTTGAGTTTTAGAAAGGCTTCCTATTCTGAAGAGCTTCCCGTTGCCATAGTGGCGTTCGATATTGAATCATTTTGCCCGTCATTTCGTCAAGCGGCATGCCGAACTGTTGACAGCGATCGGATATTGGGCGATCGTCCTCGTCTTCCGGTTGTAACCATTCTTCGTAAAAAAATCCTAGTGCATGATCGTGACCGTACACTAGAAGTTTATCTGCAGCGCGTTTTGTGTATCTACTCATAGTTCTATTTCAATTGGATTTTGATAATATAATCTGTAACCTAAATCAACAGCCGACGCATTAATGAATGTCGTACCGTCTTCTTCATGTACTCCTCTAGCTTCGTGAATGTGGCCAAAGACATGTACCTTAGGCTTTATCTCTTTTACCTTCTTTAATAGAAGAGGGCAACCGACATTCAAACCTTCTCTTACTGTTTCGTCCAAGATTCCATGAGGCGGGCCGTGTGTTATTAGAACATCGACTCCATCAGGTATTAAATCCCAGTGCTGGCCTATCTCATTTGCCAATCGGTTAAATGCCCAATTATGGAACCATGGAGTTACTGGACTGCCCCAGAATTTGATTCCTTCTATTGTAACTCCACTATCATTTAAGTAGGTAACTCCAGGATACTCGGCTAAAATTTTAGCCGCTGTGTCGGGCATTGTCTCAAAAAGAAAATCGTGGTTACCTGCAATTAATATCTTGTGCATGTACGGTAACTGGCTAAACCAGTCTAGGAAGTCTCTAATCTCACCAGCAGTTCCTCGACCTGATACATCACCTGCGTGTACCAAGATTGGTCCGCCTGGCAACATGCTCGTAAGATCATCACGAGTATTCTTGTCTTTAATTAACCAGTGCGTGTCGCTAATGAATGTAATTTTCATGGTTCTTATCTAAATTGATTAATAATTTCTGTGATAGCGGATTGAGGTTTTACGCCGCTTAGAGTCTTTACCACTTCACCATTCTTTTCAAAAATAATTGTTGGTATTGATCGTATGTTGTATTTTCGACATAGATCTGGGTCTTCGTCTGCGTTTACCTTTATGATCTCAACTTCGCTATCTGGTTTATTATACTCATTAGTGAGGCTCTCTAGCACAGGCATCATTGCCTTACATGGACCGCACCATGGAGCCCAAAAATCAATTACTTTTAACATAGTTTCTTATTATTTTATTAATGTGTCTGGTTTCTTGGGCTCCTTGATTTGAAACTGCTCGTTCACGTGTCCGCATTTTGTGCAAACGAATGTCGGAACTGGTACAATCATGTCCTCAGCTGAACCAGTTAGCAGCCTTGATATTTTTCGTAAATAACTTGCTTCAGTAAATGTTGAGTTTCCACATGATTCGCAAACGATTGCAGTTGAATTTTCAAGGCCCACTCGTACTTGTTGATTTTCCATATCAGTTATTATTTTCTATTGTCTATGTATATGTAAATTTCTTTATAATATTGAATAAAATGTTCGTTTTTTAAATCCCACGTGATATCAGCCCCGTCCACTGAAAAGACTCTATAGTTATTGAAATTCGGTAATATGGTATCTCTAAAATGTCTAAATTTTTCCTTTAATATTCCACCACTCAAATGAAATTCTCCCACAATTTTTGGAATGGTCTTTAAATAAGGAATATTTTCTTCTGAAAATATATCATACTCCCCACCTTCACAATCAAACTTAAAAAAATCTATATGTTCCAATCGATTTAATTTAATAAACTTGTTAAATGTTAAAGTATTAACTGACTCATCATACCCGTCCCAATTTATTTTACAATATTTGTCACTAGTGATTGCAGCATTTGTAAAAGACACAGGGTATCCATGTAAATTTTTTTTCAACGTATCAAAAAAACCGATAAAGGTTCAACCGCATAACAATGTTTTGGTTTTTTATCTAAAACTCTATAAGTAAATTCACCGACGGTTGCTCCAATGTCTACAACAATATCACCTTCTTCAACTTCGAAAAACTTTTCATAATCATTTACTCCGTTAAATATTTCGTCTGTTACTTGTTTTTTGAAACTTTCTGAGGTTGGCCCCCAATTAAAATTATCTAAGTTCATGATTATCTTTATTTAATATTATTTTACTCTAGTTTTATAATTAGTTTAGTCTAGTGAAACAAAAAAGGGAGCTTACGGGCTCCCTTTGAATTCAGCTGTTGTAATTAGATTACTTTACAGTTGAAGTGCTCGCAGCTGTGTCAGCATTAACGGCTGTTGTGTCTACTGCACAAGAATCAACGCAAACAGCGGTTGAGTCAGTTGAAGTAGAGGCAGCATCGGTTGTTCCTGAGTTACAGCTTGTTGCGATAACCATCATGGCAATTGCCATAGCAAAAATTGCTTTTTTCATAGATATTTGTTTTTTTGTAGAGTTATTATACCACCTAGTGTATCAAAGTTTCCCACTCTTCTTATTTAATTCGCGAATTTGTTTGAGAACCCAGCGCTGAGCCGCATCAGCGTCTCGATCTGATTTATTACACGCAGTAATCTCGTATGGATGGTTCTCATAGTTTCGACCGTACTGGTCAAAGTACTGATCGTATTTCTCGTGAATCGGTTGTCTAAAGTGAGTGTACTCATGTATCACAGTTTTAACCCAGTCCTTAAGGGTCGCATGTTTTTTAGGATTAAGCGTAATTATATTACTCACTTCATCGTACTCGCCAAAGTAACAGAAGTTAGAATTAATACGCAGCTTAAGAGTATCTAATTTTGCAAACCTGCTTGGGCCGTACTTTTGAATACACCAGTCCAGTGCAAGCAGAGCACTCTTTCTGGAGACAAGGTTGACCATGATGATAGTTAAAGATTTCTGTATTATTTATCTTATCATTTTTAGGTAACCTGGTTTATAAATAACCTAAATTACGTTTTTTAACAATGAGTCTAAAAGTATTACAGGAAAAGATCGGGGTGACTCCGGATGGAGCTTTCGGTCCTGGAACAATGAAAGCTGCAATGGCTTACTTTAAATTAACCCCAGTTAGAGCTGCACACTTCTTTGCACAAACAGCCCACGAGACTGGCGATTATCAACTATTCACCGAGAACCTAAACTATTCAGCGCAAGGTCTTCAAACGACGTTTGGCAAGTATTTTCCAGGTAATCTTGAAGAGTCCTATGCTCGTCAGCCTGAAAAAATAGCCAGTCGAGTTTACGCTGACCGAATGGGTAACGGTAACGAAGCCTCAAAGGAAGGCTATACGTTTAGAGGTCGTGGTGCTTTGCAAACAACTGGCAAATCGAATTATGCAGCATTCTCTAAGTACCTAAATAAACCAGAGATCATGGCAAACCCTGATCTTGTTGCAACAACTTATGCATTCGAGTCAGCTATGTACTTCTTTGATAAGAACAAGTTATGGGATATTTGCGATAAAGGTGTCAATGACGCCGCTATCTTGGAATTAACTAAGAGAATTAATGGCGGAACAAATGGTCTAGCTGATCGATCGGCTAAGACTTACAAATATTATGCCTACGTAAAATAATTAAATTCAATGGAAAATCAATCGCCAGTTAGCGGATTCTTTGAAGTATTTCTTTCAAAATTAAAGGAGCAATCCTTTGTAATTATCCTGATGCTTGGGGTAATTTACTACCAGCACAGATTAATGGAAGAGCGCGTTGCCTTTTGGCAAGAACAATACGAGAAAAAGGACGCATACATTGAACAAACAGTCAAAGACGACAAGGCTGCTGCCCTGGGCCGAATAGAATATCTTCAAACTCAAAGAGATAAGTACGTCGATGAGGCTTTGGAAGAGTTAAGGAAATAATAAAATAACAGGTAAGTATGTATACTAAAGAACAACTCGAGAAGGCAGTAAAGGCCAAAGGCTATGCTTGGTTTGAAGGAGCCAAAGACTATGATGTAAATCTAGTAGGTATCAGAAATTCAGCAGTTGGAAAGACTGTAACCAATGTGTTTGACGATTGGATGACTCTAACTTTTAAAGTAGACGGGCAATGGCAATCTTATTGCTGGGCAATCACAACCGATCCTGGCACAAAAGCCGTTAAGGAATATCATAATCCAAATGGTGTTGCTCGAGTGGTACCAGGCCAATACAGAGGTATGTGGGCTATTGGTCTACACCAAGGTAAGTACAAAGCAATGACTCAAGTAAAACCAGTTAAGGTGTATCGAGATAAGAATAAGGACATGACCTTTGACGAAGTCATTATTCAAGAAGGTCTATTTGGAATTAACGGACACCGGTCAAATCCTACCACTGAATCAGCATACGTTGAGAATTGGTCTGAAGGTTGTCAAGTATTTAAGAGAGTAAAAGACTTTAATGTATTCATGGAGCTTTGCGAAAAGGCTAGAGCAATTCATGGAAACTCTTTCACATACACTCTACTAGAGTCAAAGGACCTAGTTTAAAAGTTAGACCTTTTCAAAATGTGAATCCATTGAGTATGAATTTACAATCGCGCTGATTGCGACAGCAATTGAAGAAGCGCAGCTTACCACCTGAATCTTGGGATTCTCAGTCTGTTCAATTGAATCGGTTATAACCAATTCGTCCAACCACTCTGAATCCTGAATACGCTGATGACCTGCACCAGATAGAACACCATGACAGATTACTGCAGTTACGCGGCTTGCACCGTTCTCTTTTAAGATACGTGCAGCATTAGTTAAGGTTCCGCCAGTATCAATCATATCGTCTACTATAATTACGTGACGTCCTTTAACATCGCCGATTAGATCCATACGCTCAATTGAATTGGGCTTGTCTCTAAGCTTTGAAAGCATTGTAAAGTGGGTATCAGGAAAGCTCTTTAAGAATCTTTGATAGAATTTAGAAGCTCTCTTAACTCCACCAGCGTCTGGCGAACAGACCACATAATCGTCTTGAGGTAAAGACTTTGCGAATCGGCTAAATGCTACATGACCAGGAATCATGTTAACTGGAATATTAAAGAATCCTTGAATTTGTTCAGAGTGTAGATCAATAGAGATCAGTCTGTTTGCACCGGCTGTTTGTAACATGTCTGCCATTAACTTGGCTCCAATTGCGCCACGGGCTCCTTCTCTTCGGTCTTGTCTAGAGTATCCAAAATACGGAATGACTGCAATTACCTCTGACGCTGATGCACGTTTCGCTGCATCGATTGCCAATAGGAGAGTCATAATCTTTTCAGGACTGGTTGTGCTTGAAACCAAGAAGACCTTTTTGTCTCGGATTGATTCCATGAATTGCGGACTAAGTTCGCCGTCTGAGAATCGGTCTACTTTAAATTCGCCTAGTACTTTTCCGTAAGCATCTTCAAGATGCATTGCAATTCGTTCAGCTAATTTAGAGCCGTCTACTGAGAAGATTTTATAGTTCATATTTGTTTAGGTGATTTCTTTGAGGTTCGGATGATTGCCATTTCTTCTGGCGTAAGTAGTGCTCGACCGTATTCTTTAACTCTCTCAGAGTATCGAGACTTAACTCTCTCGCTTATCGCTAGCGAATTACCTTCATCGTCTATTCTGACAAATTTCATGTTCGTATGAGTTACGACGGTCTGAACACCAGTGTAGACGTTATGCTTACGAACTTCTATATAGAGAGTAACTGATGTTGTGCCGAATGCTTTAACACAGCCGTATAACTTTAGGATATTACCTGATTTGACAGGCAATTTAAAAACAAGCTCGTCAATTTTCAAGGTAACAACTCGTTGAGTATCGCAGATTTGAGCTGCATATCCAGCCGCAGCATCGTCAATGAGTCCCAAAATAATTCCGCCGAACATATTGTTATGAACTCCAATATCTCCTTGCTTGCAAATGTAGGTGCTAATTAATTCCATTCTAGACTATTCTACTTAATGGTTGTCTTTAAGTTCTTCTTTAATTCAGATAAATCTTCGCGATACATATCGGTTGGATCTTTCTTTTTGATCTCAGCCAATAGAGCTCTCTTCTCAGCAACTTCTTTCAATAACTGCTCGTAAGTTTCTTTAGTCAATGAATGAATTGGCATTGATAACAAGTAGTTATAAGAGTCATTCACCATATCGAACCCATTCGCAACTAGATCCTTAATGATATCTGCTTTAGGTCGATTGTTTACCTTTAACTTGCCTTCAATAATCATCTTAACGAATCTTGCACGATTTGACAAGTACATCAGCTCTTCGCCGTATTTCTTAATCAAGTATGCCTTACGTTTTGAATAGAATCCTAATCTAAAATTTGTAAAGTACTCTACAACTTGCGGAACATTATCAAAGATGATTAGTTTACCTCTCTCGTCCAAGCAGGTTAAGTTCTCAGTTTCCGTCTCAACCATCTTAAGTGTTTGGTCAAGGCGACCCTTTGCAATTAGATCAGCTAATGTTGCTCTTGCGAATTTAAGAGTGTAGTTGATTCCGTTTGAAGAATTATCTTCGTATGAAAAGATTATGCCTCGATCCTGTAGAGAATTAAGATGAGCCTCGTATTTTTGGAAAGTAATTGATGGAGGTAATTCAGAGATCTCGACAGTTGTTGTGTTTGCAACTCGGTACTGACCTCGCATAACATATTGATTTGTTCCAGTAACTTGCTCAACTGGACCCTTGTACTCGTTCCACCAAGGAAGAAGCTTGCCAACTTTCTTGCCGTCTAATACTTTTACACATGCATCAACTAGGTCTAATGGATTACGGTTTAGGATATTGGTTGCAAAGCCCACCGCAATACCTGAACTTCCATTCAATAAGACAGTCGGAATAATTGGTAAGAAGTATTTTGGCTCAATCACATTACCCTCTTCAACTTGATTCTCAAGCAATTCAAAATCTTTATATAAGAGTCTGAAATTCTTGGTCAATTTAGTTGAGATATAACGAGCTGCTCCAGCTTCAGGCGATCTTAATGATCCGAACTGGCCAATCTCTTCTAAGAGAGGTAGGGAATTCTTGAAGGACTGTGCCATACCAATGATTGCACCATTTAGAGAACCGTCACCATGATGGTAGTGGGCCTCAGATGCGATCCGACCACCTAACTGGAATATCTTTAATGGTTTCTCAGATCCATTACGCCAAACTCGGTCTGCGATAAAGATAATCTTACGAGCAGTAGGTTTAAAACCGTCTATCACTGATGGTATTGCTCGATTCTCTAGCGTGTACATTCCGTACATCGCATAGTCTTGATCGAGATATTCTGTTACTGTTTTATTTTGTAGCTGATTCATTCGGTATTATTATACTTAAATTAAGTCTAAACAGACGGTAGTTAGAAACCTATGGTCTTCGGGTAAAGTTAAGAGCTCTTTAATGTGTTCGTCACATGCTGTCTGAAATTTCTCAGGCTCACTGTTACCCCAAAGAGTTGCTTGATCGAAATGATTTAACTTAGCCAATCTAATCAGCTCTGCATAATCCTTATCTCGTAAGTGTCCTTTTAGTGGCATCAATCCGCCGACGCAAGTATTCCACTTAAGTTTGCGACCATTATAGGTTATCCAATAATAATCCATATCGTCTTCGCCAACGGCAATGAGTCTCTCAATATCCCAGCTTGCATTGATTACGAATTGGCCTTTAAGCTTTTCAAACTCGGCAAGGATTAGTGTTTTATTGTCTGTCATTATACTGAAAGTTTAAGAAGTTTCTCTTTACGCATTGCTGAATCTGTGCCGAACCAGTCGTTAAGACTGTCCTTGTACCTTTTGTCATTCTGCATTTTAACTAGAACTGGATTGTGAATAATATCTCGGTACTCAACGTCTTCCAAAGCGGCAAGACCTTTTTTGTATTCGACATCCCAACCTTTTGCACCAGTCTTCTTTTCCCAAGCCGAATACTCTTCGTTAGAATAGAACGGTTTGACCTCCTTGCCTTTCTTTGCAACGACTAACGGTGTCATTACTTTAAAGATTCGACCTTGTTCAAATAGTTCCGGCCAGTACTTATTAAAGAAGTTCATTAGGAGTCCAGCAATAGAGTCTCCGTCTGGATCTGCATCAGTATAGATGTACACGCTGCCATATCTCAGATCACCAGGTTCCTCTCCTAATTTGATTCCTAATGATGCCATAAGCTGGACAGCTTCGTCATTCTGAATGACTCCAGAGTTTGCCATCTCACTAACATTCAGGAACTTACCCTTTAACGGAAAGGCTCCGAACGTCTGTGGATCTCTGAATTTTCGAACGGCTGAGAGAGCTGACATTCCTTCAAATATTCCAAGCACGCATTTCTTACGATCCTTACCTTTTGCATCAATTAACTTAAGTACTTTAGTTGTCGCCAAAGACTTGTTTAATTTTCTAAGTTCAGCTCTTTCTTCTGCTGCTTTCTTCTGCTCAATCCAATCAAGTAGAGACGAGACAACCTCAGATGCAAAGACTGATTTAATAAACTTCTCTGATACTTGGTGAGAGGTACCAAAGTCTTTAGGTTCAGTAATTAACTTCTCTTTGGTTTGAGAAGAGAATGCTGGATTGATTACAGTTGAGTTAATGAAAAGAAAAACGTGATTACGAATCTCAGAAGGCTTAACCTCAACCTTATGTTTCTTTTTAATTAGACCACGTAAGCCTTCGATTACCTGATTTAGGATATAGTTCTCATGAGTACCTCCGTCCTTTGTGCCAATTGAATTGACAAATGATACTGATTGGAATCCGTCTTTGGAAACTCCGAACGCAATCTCCCAATCGTTTGATCTTTCCCATATTGAATTTTGAGTATAGAGATCAACGTACTCTTTAAATGTTTTGAATCGGTATTTCTCGCCGCAGAATTCTAATTTAAGACCAGGATTTGCTGCTGCAATATCAATGACACGCTTACGCATCATCTTCCAATGAGAGTCATCGATCTCGGTCATTTCGAATTTTGCAAGATCCGGTACATAACTGATTTCAGTAAAGCCTTGACCTGTCTTGCTAATCTTTGGAGTGCTACGACTTGACATGTTATTGCTGAAAACTTGCAAGAATCGGTTCTTGCCGTCCGCTGTATCAATCGTAAATTTCTTAGAGAAGATATTAACGAGCGAAGCTCCAACTCCATTTGTTCCTGCAACAGTTCGACCTTCATCATCGTTAAAGTTTGAACCTGCTCGCAAGTTAGAGAAGATTAATTCTGGAATCCAGACTTTATGGTCGGGGTGTTGTAACACCGGAATCCCGCCGTTATCCCATACCGTAATTGTATCGTGAGTTACGCCAACTTTAATTGTATTGATTTTGCCTGATCGTTTATGCTCATCGACTGAGTTTGAGATGATCTCATCAAACAGTTTAAGAAAACCTGGATTATAGGTTAACTCTTCTTTCTCATAGACTCCATCTTGTAGAATCCATTCGTTTGACGTGTGAGGTTTTGTAGAACCAATATACATACCTGGACGTTTAAGCACGTGCTCAATCTCGTCTAACAACTGGTACTTCTTGCTTATTTCTTTATTAGATGCCATATCGTTTATTGTATTTGCTATAATCACAAAGGTTTTAGCGTAGCCCAGCTGAGGTACGCCGATTAAGAATATTATACTAAAGGTATGGAGTAATGGTCGACTTAGTAACCGTAGTCGTCTTCGTCGTCTTCTGAATAGTTCTTGTTGTCCCAAGTGTATTCAAGATCGTCAGTATCGTGGTTGCGAGTAATACCGTATTCTCTTTCATATTCACGAGCGTTCTCTGAATAGAAATCCCATAGACCCATTGCATCGTCTTCATGATGAATCGAATCCATGTAATCTTTGTATTCTGCTCTAAGCATCCTCATGAATTCGGAGAGAGTTGTTGCCTTTGGATCGTCAACCAATCCCAATTGCTTAAGGCGTCCAATATTGTTTTGACGATTCTCTTTTAACATCTGTGAAAGTCTTTCAACCTCTTTAAAGTCTCTAGCATCGAGTGCTTGATCAATTAGATCTTGGATCTCAGTCTGACTAAGTTCTCTATCTTCCGGCTCTTCAGCTTGGAAGCTTGGGAAATCCTGATCTTCAGGTTCTTCAGCATACTGATCTTCAGCATACGGATCTTCGTAATTAGCAGAGTCAACTGAGTCTTGCCAATCCTGAAGTTCTTGTTTAATTATTTGAATCAGCTTACGAACTTTGACTTGAGCCTTTGGCATAGCCTCTTCAGCCGCAGTGATTTCAGCCTCAGTGTATTGAGGCTCTCTTTCGCCTGGCGTTCTGTATAATGGAGCCGCTGTAAATATTAAATTCATTAGCTCAAGGAATTCTTTGTCAGGTATTAGATTTGCATCAATCATTTTACCCCAAACGTATTCACGACCATTTTCAATATCATCAACTTCCGAAAAAGACTGGATAAAATCTCTAAGATCTGCTGCGGTTAATTTAGCACGCTTTAGGTCTTGAACCTCGTCTTGTGCAGTATCAGTATTCATAAATACTTTAGCAATAACTTCATCACTAAGATGTGCAAGACCTCGCTGATTAATTATTCCGTAAATTGCCTTGATTGCCTCGTGGAATAGCATTGCCTGGTCTAGACCCAAAATGGTTAAAGTTGGAGAAGTTTGAACCTCCTCAGCGGAGTCTTCAGTCTCTTCAGACTCTTGCTCTTCTTCTTGCTCTTCCTTTGCTTTAATTGGTTTCCATTCAATCTTAGATATTCCGCTTAATCCATCGCCCATTTCAATCATGCGAGCGCCTACCTCTTCTGGGATTCTCCAGTCGCGAGCATTACAAATATCAGTAATCATAACCAATAGCTCAACCATCTTGTTGGCATTGGCTTCGCCGAATAGTTGAGTTAATCCATTTACGTTAGTATCGCCCATTAACATCTTCTTGGAATTAATGGCCTCGCCTTGCGCAATCATGTTCATGATCTTACGCTTGTAAATTGCATTCTTTGTATCTTCGTCTTCAATATCTTTAAACGATGGCATCTCCGGTTTTTCATCAGATTTTTCCTGATCCATCTTTTGTTTCATTTCACGTTGGTCGGTCGGGATTCTGATGTCTAATTCGGTGCCTTCTAAAATTAGTCCGTATTTTTCCATGATAACTTCTCGAGTTAGATCCTCAATCTGTTTCTCTTTACCGCGTTGCATCATCTGTACTTGACCAACGGCTCTCATTAAAGAGCCCATGTCGCGACCGTATTTGGCCTCAACCTCTCTTGCGCTCTGTTCAGCACGTTGATTTAAGGAATTTAAGTATTCTGGCGAAATCGCGGGATTACCCTTGATATCCGCTTCGTTTAAGAATTGTTTAAAGCTCTTCATTTGTTAGCATTTTAAGTCTTTTTATTACGTCGTCTGCTTCAGCCTTTGCTGGTTCAGGTTGTTTGAATGGTTGTTTGGTTGGGATTGGACTCGGTCTGCTTGGTGTAGAAGGACGAGTCGCTGGTTTGGTTGGAGCAGGTTTAGTAGTTGGCTTAACTGCAGGCTCTGCTGCCCAATACTCAACGATCTGATCAAAATCTTCTGGTTCAATTGACTCCATTACGGCATCAACGTCTCCTCGGTTTAGACCAAGTTCTCTGAGTACATCGTTTTCCTGCGCCAAGATATTTCTAACTTGCGGGAATACTAGACTTGGATCCTCCTTTGCAATCAAGTTTACCTCAGCGAAAATTGAAAGAGTTGAGTCGATAATTGCCTGAATATCTTGATCACTAGCCTCAGCTAAGAGCATCTTAACTAATTGAGCAGAGAATTTAGAGAGAACTCCTTGATCCTTGTACATTTTCAAGACCTGATCTTGAGTTAAGTTTTCTTTAATACGAGTATCAACAATATGTAAAACAATATTTAAGGAATCTTGGTTTGCAGCTGGATCAACTAGATAACTCTGTTTAATAATATTAAATAGGAGCTCAACTGGTTTTGTTTTATCTAATTTAAGATCGTAAACTACTTTCTTAACCATCATTTCAGTTGCAAGCTCTTGCACAACATTTGACACCAAAGCTTGTGGATATCCCAATTGAGTAAGGTGCTCAGTTGGATCGCTTGATTTCATAATGTGTCTGTCGTTAATGTCATGAGAGGTTCTAACTTTACCATTATAGTAAACAGTTGTTCCTGTCAAGAAGAGAGGATCGCTTGGATCTGTACCGAAATTAAAAATATTTAATTGAACTGCATCACTTGCATAACTTGAGAAAGAACCACGGTTAATACACCAGTTTGCAACTGCGCATAATTTCTTTTGTGCATTCTCTGTACGCATGCTCATTACCAAGTACTGTTCGTCTGAATAGATTACTCCAGCCTCAGGTTCAAGCTCTTCAAGCTCTTTAACCTTTTTGCTTAGGCCAAGGTTTGCGAATCCTTTAACGTAGTTTGCAGTGTATTCTAAAACTTGTTCAATTGTCCAAGATGACATTGCCTTGATCTTTGCAAAGAGTCGACCGATTGCGCTTTCACCAAGCTCTTTTAATTGAATAGCTAGAGTAATTGCCTCCTTCTTTCTCTCTCCGTCTAGTGCACGATATTGATCTCTTAAAGTTCTTGGCAGAGATTCCATAAACCATTTCGCGTCTTTTGCTCGCTCCATTGTTCGAAGTTCGTCCATTAACTGTTCAAAACCTTGGATACCATTAACTGGTTCAAGGTTTGCCCATTGATCAATTGGAATCGTTAACTGCTGTATCAAGTGTTTTTTAGTCTTTACGATCTCCAATAATGAGGTTAGGTCTTGGATCGTTGCTCCATGATCGAAATGGAATTTGATAAATGGCATTGCATATCCTGGATAAGCCTTAACTAGATTAAGTATTTGTAGATAAGCTGGCTCAGTTAAAGCCTTGTCTCTCTCCTCTGGAGTTAACGCATTTGGGTCTTTACGCAATCTTTTCGCGTATCTCTTTTGCATATAGATCTTGGCTGCAGAGATGTTCTCATTAAGAGAGTGTCCAGCCAACCAGTTACTAAATGATTCTACTATTCTCATCTTTATTGTTGTAGCTTTTTTATGTGGTCATTAATTTGGTCAATGGCAGATTGAGTATCAAATTTTAATCGAGTGTCCATCTTTAAATCAGCTGCTCTTAATTTTAAAGTATACGATTTAAGCATTAAATTAAGATACTCAAGCCTATTCATTCTATAAAGCGGCTGTGCTTGATTTGATAATTCCTTTGCCTGTATAAGTAGGTTGTCCGCTTCAGTACGATTAGGTGCAGTCTTCTTCTTTACATTGTACTTCCATTCAGTCGGTTCAGGATAGAGAGTAGCATGTTCAAAGTCTATTTTTTCTGAAGCCCATAGCATTGCAGTATTAAAGAAATCTGCAGTTGAGGTCACTTCTCTAAACTTTTTGATCTCAATATTCATTGATCCTAATCCGCCTCTTCTACTCCATATACCGACATTAATTCCTTTAGGCGTCATACGTCTAATTACTTTAGGGCCAGGAAAGAATCCAATACCCCAACCGTCTTTGACACGATAGTTTGGGTCTAACGAAAATACTACAGTTCCATTCATCAACTGTCTTGGACTTGAAACCATGTGTAGACCTTTGGCGAAAAGAGCCTTTGCTCCATCAGAGCCAAGGCCAGCTAAAGTATTAATACCTGATAATTCACCAAGGTTTTTTAAGATTTCCAAATCTTCCTGTTCTTTATAATTAAGCTTGAGCCCTTTAACTAATCGCTGATATGCGCTAACGATCTTTTTAAATTCGTCTTTATAACCTGAATCGTCAATTAAGCCCAAGTCAACAAGTCGTTTAAGATTAATAGCTGTCTTGCCAAGACCGGTCGCTTGAGACTCAGCGTCTGTGATATCTCTATTCTCGGAAATGTATTGAGCAAATTTAAGTAGTTTCATAATTAAAAATCTTCGCTTCCCATTTTTGTTTGCGGGTCAGAATAGATTGCGGAATAGGCATTTGAACCTGCGTCTATCAATCTTTCTAACCAACCTGTATTTCTGAGTCTCTTGAAAACAAGATTCTCTATTGAGAACTCGCCGTCTTTTGCAAGACCGTCTTTACGAGCTTTCATAATTTTTTCTTTTAAGACTTTGACACGATCGGCTAAGCCTCTAGCATCTTCAGAATCAGATCGCTTGATCATCTTCTCAATCTCTTCGATCTCAGTCATAAATGCTTCAGCTTTTCTAGATACATCTTGCGGATCAACGGTTGGCGGATTCCATTTAGGTTTTACAATCCATTCAGCTTTGAGTAGAGAATAGAGACCTGATGCAATGTGGGGTTCATTCACGTCCTGCGCATAGAGCTCAACGTCATGTCTGCGAATCACGACTGGGTGTCGCAAGTTCCAAACGAAACGCTGACCGTCCAGCCCTTTCTTTACTAGCTCTGTGTCCTCGCTAATCTGCGAGAAGTCTAGTAGCACGTGAACGTCTAAGTCCGAGTTCTCGGTCCAAGTGTAGTTCGCAATTGAGCCAGTTAATTGAATATCGGAGATTGGAACTTCAATCTTAAGATCTGTGTAGAAATCGTCTGCAATCTGCAGAAGTTTCGTTCTAACCTCCGGATTAAACTCTTCACCGTTCCAAAATGCTGGATGCAAGCCCTTTTGATAGAACTCGCTCTCATTTATAAAATCTGTAAATTTGTTTAAATATCTCATCAGGTTTATTTATTCCAGAAAATCTTAAATATTAAGATACTTATTTTTGTACACAGTTCCTTCCAAGATTCCGTAATTGACTCTAAATTTTTGAAGCAAGTACGGAAGACTAAGTTGATCCTGTACAGACCAGATGCAATTATGATAAAACCAGTCCTTAAATAAGTTTAGATCAGGATTCTGCACGGCTCTATTTGAATAGACAAAGGCTCCACATTCAAATAGGGAATCGTCTATAAATTTTGGGTCAGCTAGATATGAGGAGACTTGGCCTGCCATATCTTCTCCAGCATATCTGTCAATAATGTATTGTGAATCATTGTTTAGGCGATCGATCACGTATTCAAGCTCTAGTTGGATTGACTCTCGAGCAGAGTGCCTAAAGAAACAGGCATCTTTATCTGAACAGGCTTCAACTAGAGACTCTGCTGCTTTTGGATTGTCAATTCTTAATTTTGAGTCTACCCAAATGTAATAGTCGTAACCTGGAAATTCGGCCCATTGTAGCATCTTTGGCATCTTTGCTCTAAGTCGTGGATGCATTGCATTAAGCCGATCCGCTTGATTAACTGTCTTAACTTGATCAGTTGAGGTTAGTGTTGCCAAGTTATCCGAAATCCGGTTAACCGTTATGTCAAGAGCATTAGACTCCTGTTGAACAATGTTATCGGGCAATGAACTACCAAATGAAGCGCTAGTTATTAATACTCGAGGTCTCATCTTAGTGCCATGTGCCAGCCGTATGGCCCGATATTTCTGATTGTAAAGCCGTTGCTGTTTATCAAATGGAACGATGCTTCAGTTAAAGACTTCCAGGCAGGATTCAGCCAATCATGGAAGCTTACAATTAGCTGATCAATCTTTGCAAAATCTTCAGTATCCATTGAGTGTAGTAACGGAAACTCGGCACCTTCAATATTCATTTTTAAGATTGAGATCCTGTCTATTTCAAATTGCTTACAAAAACTCTTCCAGCTTAAAGAAGGAGTCCATTCTCCAGAGCTATCGCCGGTTGCAATGCTAGATGCGTCATTATCGAAATTCATTTTAACTTGGCCGTCAAAACTGCCAACTATTCCTTTAAATAGTTCAGCTCCTTCCGGCATAGTTTTTTCGAATGGATCTGCTCCGATTACTCTCTTTTTACCAATAAATGGTGCTGACCAATTCCAGTGAACGCAACCTAAATCAATGATGCAGCCATCGTGTTCAAAGGCCCTAGGGTCTATTCTTGAGTAATTTTCGCCAGGAATAGTTTGAATTAAATTGTCCAATTAGTTAGCTATTATTTTTAATAAACTCTCGCAATAGGAGAGAATAGTCTTTTTTCCAATTAGGTCTAAGTGTAACTTGACCGGTTGGAATTTGGCCAGCGGCTCTCAATGATTCAACATGGTCCGAGTGTCTTGTTATAACATTAGGTCTCTCGTCATTGTCTGTTCCCAGTCCGCTCATGTGATATCCTCGACCACCCCACATGTAGAACCAGCTAACTTCATTGTCGGCTGGGCTGGCTAATACAATATTACGGCTTGCGTTCTTGATTGCAATAACAAATGTCATATCATAACCTGCATTTTCAAGAGGATGGCCACCTAATTGTTCCCAAATTCTTTTGCTGTACACAATACCTGAGTTTCCAAGACCGGTGATTGCGCTAATATTTGGTTCGTTGAATAGGACTCCACGTTCCCAGTGTAATAGGTCAGAGCCTTCAGTAAAGAACTTGGCAATGTTTGTGAGATGGTTAGGCATAGCAACATCATCATCATCCCAAACAGCAATGATATCAGCTGAACACTTAGAGACTGCAAAGTTCTCCTTTTCGCCAATCGTTTCAAACGTTTGATCTAAATTGTAGATCTTCACATCGGGATGATCGTACTCTAATTTTTGTAGAGGATAGTCATTTACAATAATGAGTTCCTTTTTACCAGGATACTCTTGTTTAATAAATGATTCTATGCTCTCTTCTAATAAATTAACACGACCGTAAGTAATACACTTACACGAAATAAAAGGATACTCCATTAAGTTGATTTGTTTATTTTATTTATAGGGGCTCAACTACCTCACCATTAACTAGAAATCCCTTAACATCTGGAGTTGTCTCAAGAACTCGGTTAATGTAGGCTTGTGGATTCTTGATGTTTGTGTACACAATGTTTGAGCCATTCGCGGTGATCACCGTTACCTCCGATCCGCCTGGTGTCAGACTTAGTTGATTGACTCTGAATTCTGGTTTTACTCGTATTTCGTTTAAGTTATTATGCTGTTCCATTTGGTGGTCGGTTATTTAGTAGGTATGAAATAATAAAGACGGTTAGCATAATTGGCCATAGCACAACCAAGATTACTCGAGCCAATACATCGGTATCTGCAAGAGATTTAACTGGGGCTTGGTTATCAAGCCATTCAAAAAGGGCTCCCCATAGGAGCCCTATTATAAAGTATATAAGCATGTAATTTATTATGGTGCGTAAAGAATTGTTGGATTGTCCTTATGAACATCAACGTACGCGCATTCTGATTTGAATTTCTGTAAGTTGAATGGAGACGTTATAAGATGCTTACCGTTTGGTGTTGGGATCTCCGCATATATCATTCCACCCATATCGTTTTGTTCCCATAAGTCTAGGATAATTGACTTAATGAACTGTTCGTCATTGTCAGTAGTTCCATCTAAATCGATTAACCATTTCTTTTCTGGATCAGAATGAAATTCTCCGCAAACTGATGGGTAGATATTACGAGCAGCTTTAGTATCGCCGCTAATCAGCAAGTCAGTTAATCGCTTCATCATCATTAACGCGATCTTATCAGTATGCCTAACGTTCAGACGAATGTAGGCTCTAGCATTATAGGCTTCGCAATCCTTGATGATACATTCTTCAAGTCGAGCCAAATCGTTTTGAGAGTACAGATAATAATCACGAATGACTTTCATATCCACTTCCATATCAGGATTGTCTTTACGACGCTGATATATCTGAATAAAATAGAAGTTGCCAGGTTCATTGAACCTTAAAAACTCCTGTATTTGTTGAAAGTTATTTGTCATGATCTATTTTTATTATATTATACTCTCTTCTGCTTGAATTTGGTTATCCAAATTTTGCAATGCTTTTGTACTTCTTCTTGATATCTTCAATCTCTCGCATTGCCTCGTTAAACTTGCCCTTGATCTCATCGTTCACTGTGAAGTCTAATATGGTTTGACAGCTTGGGCAAACTGAAACCGGGTGTTTCATTATGAATTGCAGGTCTATGCCTAATGGGGTTCTACATGCTGGACAAGGTAATGGCATGCTATATTGTTTTGTCAGTATGACTCACGTCATCTAATTTTTGAATTAGCATCTCAACTAGTCTGGAAACTGCTTCAGGTTTTTCGTCCTTTTTGAATTTAACTTTAACGGTTGCCATGCCAGCTTTGTTATCCGAGTTTGGCGAATTACTGTCAACCGAAATATTTGTTACAGTATGAGTGTAGTCAGATGCAGTTGCAACTCCTAGTAGTTTACACGTTGCATCGTCAGCTTCGCCAGTCTGTGGAATCTTGTGCTTCAATTGATATAACATTAGAGCCTCTCTAGCCTTGGGCCCAATAACTCCATCGACTCCATTCTTTTTGGCGCCAGTTTTTCCAAGCATAGTCTTATATGGATCGCCTAACTTAACTAAGGCTTCTTGAACTCCACGAATTGTCTGATCTTCAATCTTCTTAAAGATCGGCAAAACATTTTCCTTAAGACTAGACGGAGTTCTATCATCGGATGCGAGCAATCGGATATCGAAATTAATATCTAATTCTTCTAGCCCCATTGAAGAATGGTCTGCTAAAATATAGAGCGGAATTTCCAAGGTCTTGTCGCCAAGCAGGAATGTTTTAGTAAGAGGTTCGCCATCTGGGGTAAAGTACTTTGCAATAGTATTGATGTGCTGTCTTTCCTGAATACCTAGAACTATCAGTGCTGCTTCTTGTAGACCGCCCAATAATTCTTCTAGATTGATTTTAGCCATAATTATGTGATTTGTATTAATAATTATACTACTTAAGCTGAATCGGTTTAACAAAAAAAGAGACCAGTTAACTGGTCTCTTTAAGGTCTATTGTCCGAGTACTGATTACTTGTTTGGATCAGCAGTAAGAGGAATCAAAGAAGGCTCTAACATTTGAGTCAAATAGTCAGAAAGCTTTAACATACCTTCAGTTGCAGGCAATTGCTCAGCGTGTACTTTTACATTGTACTTTGCAGAGTTATCTGTGCTACGAGTGTTCTCTTTATGAGTCGCAACTTTACCAGCCATGCTCACCGAGTACTTCATTCCCCAGAATCCGCCAGAAGCAGAAGCTTGAATTGAAGATTCAGTATCAGTACTTGATTTGTCTACTTCAGAAGTTTTTACTTCCATTGTGAATTCAATATCAGCTGATGTAATAGCCAATGAAGGAAGTGGAACTAAAGGTAACATAGGAACCTTTGAGTATAGGGTTTGAACTGTTTGTTCGCCAGTAGTACCGTCAGTAACAACTCTGTTCATTTCAACATCTAAAGAGCGAGCTTGAGTTTTGCCGTCTTTGTCTGTTACGAATGCAACTTCAGAAATATATTTCCAAGTTACATCGTTTAATTTTGCTTGTCCTTTTGCCATACCAATAATAGGAGACACAATAAGGTCTTCAATTGGTAATCCAGCAAATTGTTGTGCGATGTCTGCCATTTTTAATCTGGTTTTCTAGTTATTTATCTGGCTGGAGTGTCACTATTTCCACACCAATTGAATAACTAGAATCGCTAGACCGAGCAGTAGGCAAACCCAAGTCTTGGTGTTTAGACCTTCAGCGAATAGAAATTGAGCCATCACAGTGAAGACAAAGATACCAATTGTGAACCCAATTAATCGACTGGGCCAAATTGTACCATCGAATGCAATAACGAAATGCTTAACCGAATTCATGAAGAGCCACGAAATCGGAATACCCATTAGGATAAGCCAATTGCGATTCTCTTTAAATGATTCCCATTTTAGCGGGCCCTGTAGTTGAATGAATGTTAGCGACTGAGCGATCAATCCATAAAGAAACCCCAAAAATAGATTCATGTTAAAATAACTTAGAGATTAGGTAGACAACACCGAAACCAATTCCGAATGCTATCATAATGAATGTTGCGGCATGTGCGTAATCGACCTGGTCTTTACGCTTTCCTTGCCAATCGTTTGGATCAAACTGCTTATCCATAAATTACAGCGATCATAGTTATGCCACTAAACCATATTAATGCAGCGACTGCTGCGATCCAATCTTGCTTGGACCAATGTCTTATACTTTTCATATTAAATCTTGTTTATAGACTTAATATACTAAAGGTCAGATAGATTGGTCTCGGCCCATTCGGCCCAATTGCTGAATACGGTAGTTGGTTGCTGTTCTCTATTTTTGTAGATCAGCTCTACTTTTATGTCGATCTCGTCGTTCTGGTTGAGCTCAGAAAGTTTTGCGTTAATTTCAGGCTCAAGAATATCAAGGCTCTCAACTGGCCCACGGCAGCTGAATTTAACGTGATTTACTGGATCCGTATATCGTAGGCTGTACGGCATAAACACGGTTAAATAGACACCAAGTTCTTTGGCTCTCTCCTTGATTTCGGTGTACATTCCCTTGAGCACTGTCAAGTATTTTAAACGGCCCTTACGTAGTTGGGAGATAGGGCCATCTACTACAACAGACAATGCATTAATCTCAAACCCAGTTGGGTCCATTAGCCCTAGTCTAAATAGTCTAAGCTTTTGGTTAATTGAAGTAGATTCGTTTATCGGCTCTTCATCAATTACCTCTCTAAGCCATGGATACCAAATTGAATCTGCTTGATACGGATATGCTTTGATTGGTGAAATGCCTGACATTGCAAGCTCAGGTAAATTACTGAATACTTGAGCTGACCACTCAGGCATGTGCCATAGCCGGGAGCTAACTGTTTGATCGTCAGTTGACTTGCCGGCATAGGGCTTGGATTGTATTGACCTGCCAGCATAGGAATTGGATTGTATTACTCCAAACCTCTTAACGAATTTTTTAAACTCTTTAAATTTAGCAGTATTGGTATGAGCCGGGAATCCCAGATCAGGATCAGTGGGCTCGCTCTGAGTTTCAATCTGAACCAGGTTAATTCGGCCAGTTAGACCCAATCTGTCAAGTCTTTTCCACCTATTGAATTTTTCAATTGCGTCTTCTATTGAAGTTGCCTGCGTAGCGTGCTCAACTGACTCGTTAAGCTTGGGCTTCTGCATTGAGCCTGTACCGACCAGTTCACGAGTATATGGATCGTAGAACTGACCCTCTTCTCGTAAGTGTAATAGATCCCATCTGCCAGCACGGGCCTCGCGAATTAGGTGATCAAATATTTCGTCAGAGTCTCCTTCTTGACCAAACCACTCTTTCCAATCTGACCAAATATCGTCAATACTCTCCTGCCAACCATCATGGTTGTCGCTAACTGGCCAGTTATCGTAATCGTACAGAGTAAATAGTGGACCCTGTGCTACGTAATGATCTTTGTGCTTGGTGTCTGCGAAATCATCTAATGATTCCCAGTGTACAGTAACGCTCAGCACTTTTAAACCTGAGTCAGAGAGACCTAACTGTACCAGTCTAAACTTCTTCTTTGCAGTAGACGGCTGATGTAGATCTTCGTATAGTTTAAGGTACTTCAAGTTAACCAGATTATATTTTATAGAAATGAATGCCTGTTACTGGATTAATGTCCGCAACTCCTTTTGCTGCTTTTTGTAAAATATCGCTAACTTGCGAGAACGTGATTTTTTGTGGATCAACACCGCCTTCAACATATCGGTTGAAGATTAGATCGCCATTTGGCTTCTTCACAAGATCTCTAAAATTTAGATCGTATGTCTGAACTAGCGCTGACCCAACTACTCTGTATTTTCGAGTAGTATTGTTTGCAGTGATCGCAACAACGTTCTGCTTACCGCCCGATGTGTCCTTCTTCATGGTTGCATCAAGCGGATTTGAATAGGTTATTGCGGTCGCCGTTGAAACTGATTCAGAGTCTTCGTATAGTTTAAGGTACTTCATAGTCATTTTAATTAGTTTGCAGGCTCAGCGATTCCGTCGATATGATATTGATTTCCGTTAGCGACTGTGAATGTCGGTAGAGTTATAGCTCCAGTTCCAGCAACAGTATCTAATGGATCAGTGCCGGTAGCGCCGCCACTAAGATCAATCGTCTTAAGAATCGTGGTTGTTCCGGTTATTAGAGCGTAAACTGTATCGCCAGCTGAGACCGTAATTGTGCCGCTTGCTGATACTCCAGTATTTGCAACGATTGAACTGTTTTTATAAACCCTAAAGCTTGCTGCAACTGAGCTAGATTTAGAGTAAGACCAGTGCAGAGTCGCTGGAAATAGAGTGGTTGTCGTCGTTAAGCCGCTATCTGTCGTAGTAGTGGTTGTACCGGACGAGGTCGTTGAAGTAGTTGTGGTCGCAGGAGCCTCAGTCGTTGTTGATGTCGTTGTTGCTGAGGTCTGGATGTTAGAGCTCAATATGAATACTCCGTCGGTTCCTTCGGCTGGCGTAATTAGTCCGCCTGATCCAAAATCGTATTCGTAATAGATTCCAGTAATTCCCATGGTTAGCAGATCTCTAAAGATTTTCTTGTCTGCACTTGATGGAAACTGAATTATGAGCGGGCTCTTTGGCCAGTCTCTAATCCATAATTCAATTTCATCTGATCCGCTAACATAATCGTACAAGAGTATGTTATTCGCTGGGTCTGGAATAAAGTAAACGGTAGGTTGACCGTTTACGTAGTTAATAATTTGTATTACTTTAGCTGCCGCCATTATCTGTATTATTTAAAATCGTATAGAGTTATTTATCTAACCTTATACTTGTTGAACTGTCCAGTCTGATCCGCTTAGGATGCCTAGCATCTCAGCATGGGTGTAAGGGCCTTGTGCCGTAGTCAAGTCTGCAATACACGCCGGCGTGTCGCCTTCCCACTTAACGAAAGTATTGGTTCCATTTGCGGATTTGCGTAAAGTCTCAGCCGAGGATTCGAGTACTTCAGCGAAATTAATTAGCTGGAGCTCGCTCACGTTAAAGATTAAGTAATTTCGGTTTTCCATATTAAAAAGGTTTTGTTGTTATCTAGCAGATTGTGCATTATAATTTTGAAGTATTTCGGCAGCAGTTAGAACTCGATTGTATGCTAGCACATTACCAATATTCCCATTAAGATAACCCAACGGACTTGCACTTCCAATTCGACCAGCACCAATTGCTAGAGCCTGAGTACTCGAAGAGTTTTCGCTAATACCTGCATTTGATGAGCTTGAGTTAAGCGATCCGTTTATGTAGAACGCAGCAGTCTTTGTTGAATAGTTATAGGTTACTGCAATATGAGTCCATACATTGGTACCAATCGTAGCTGAGCCAGTATCTCTAATATCTTGGTTCGACGTATTCCACCACCAAAGTTTACGATCAGATCCAACCCAAAAGGCCCAACCTCCGTAGCTTCCGCCTGGATTATCAAATTCCTTGTCAATGATTGCGGTTGGACTAGCAAGAGTTGCACCAAGTTTAACCCATGCACAAAATGTTTTACTTGAGCCGTCTAGCCCCAAATTCTGATTACCAAAGGTCACGTAATCGTTTGAACCATCAAATACAAGTGATCCTCCTTTTTCAGTACGGTAGGTTGGACCGTTTGTTAGGGTTCCGGTAGCTGCTGTGTTGCTTACATCGTACCACGAGTTACCTGAGTTGGGATAAGATGCTGTAAACCCTGCATCAACATTTAATACTAGACCGTTTGTTACGATCGCTTCGTAATCTCTATTGACGCAGATCTTATCGTTTAGACCGGCATAGTATGCCAAACAGGCAGCGGCCGTTGCATAACCGGCAGGAGAGGCAACTGAGCCAGCAACATCTCTATTTGTCATGGAGATCAATTGAGAGTCTGACGTTGGACAGTAAATACTTGGACCACCACTTATTTTATTCTGATAGATTGTGTAACCTCCGTTTGGTGGAGTTATGCCAGAATAGAATGATGTTCCAAAATCCGCTGATCCTACTCCAATTAGCATGTTTCCCTTTCGAATGCAGGTGGTTGGCGTAGAACCAGTTGAATATTTTATTAAGTTAGGCATTCATGCTTAATTATTTTATAGTCCGTATCTCGCCTTTTGCGCATCAAAATTCTGCTTGATCTCGTTTGCTGTCAGTTCTCGATTATAGACCTGAAATGTTCCAATGTCTAGGCGATTCGTGTAGTTAGTCGAGTTCATCCAACCGCTGATCCTCATTGTGCTGCCAAATCCTGGAGCTGAACCAGTTGAACTGTACTGTTGACTTAGGTTTTGTTGATTGGCGTTAATATAGATTTTGTTACTACTTGGAATATTGGCATTAGCAGTCATTACGAATGCATAGTGAGCATAGCTACCGCTTAAACCTAGAGCTGAGACCTGTCCAGCTGAGATACCGTAAACGTCTCCATTACCAGTATTAAAGCCCAATGAATTGCCTTGCGTCCAAACATCGTAAGTCGTAAAGCCAAAGAACATGCCGCTCGTGAAAGAGGCCCATCTTATAAAGCCGGTTACTGTTATTGTAGAAGCAGTGATGTGGCTTACGTTGACGTCTGCATAATCGTCAACTCCGTCAAAGTTAAGAAAACTTGCAGAAACCGATTGTGTGAATGTTGGACCGTTAATCATGCCTGCAGTCTTTGCGGCTGGGCTAACGTCGTACCATGTGCTACCGTTTCGTGGATAAGACGGGGCAAACGATGCATCAAAATTTAAGATTAGGTCGGTGGTAACAATCGCCTCATAATCTCTGTCGAGAGCCATCTTATCGGATTGAGTGTTAAACCAGTTAAGGCAGTCGGTTACAGTTGAGTAGTTTGTGCCTGCAATCTTATTGGTTATACGATAGAGACCGGCATCGTTGGCCGCAACATTAATACTTGGACCGCTGCTCGCCTTGTTTTGATAGACTGTGTAACCGTTTGTAGGTGGGGCAATTGCCGACCAGTAATCAGTTGTAACCGTTGGGCCCTTTGCAACATCGCCAACTCCAATCCAATAATTAGATTTTCTTAAAGCTTGAGTCTGTGCACTAGTACTGTATTTAATTGAATTAGCCATTCATGATTGGCGTTATTTTGTCTTCTTCACATTGGCCCAAGACTTGCTTGGACTTGCCGCATTTACTCTGGCCATTGCCCATTGGTGAGCCGTCATACCAGGTCTTGAACCTGAAGAATAGAACGCGCCCAGTCCCTTGGCATATTCCCGTTTAAGATCTGCAAACGAGTAACCTTTCTTGGTTGCAACCTTTCTGATCTTAGCAAGAGTCTCTTTGCTTAGCTTGGCCTCATTAACTTGACTGTCCTTGCGTGGAGTGTTCTTCCAACCCGATTTACTACGCTCCTGTTTTTCCATCTCATCTCTAAGACGGTACGCCGCCTGAGCATCTCCCTTCTTAAGTAGATCCTTGGCCTTGTCCAGCTTCTTGTCTCGTGAGCTGCCTTCCGGTGCTTTGTAGATTGCAGGATTCTCTGACTTCTTTTCGGTAATCGGTAACTGCCAGTTTTCAAATAGTTTAATGTGCTTCACTTAGCGTAGATAATTTTATTGGCGGCTTGGCCATACTCCTTCTACACAGATAATGTAGTTAATTCCTGCATAAGGTTGGCGGTTATTAACTGGTGTCCATTGCTCAGACACTCCAACGTTAGTCACAACGCTAGGAACGCCGTCTCTACCAGTTTCTTTGGTATCAAGCTTCTTCATCTCAACATTAAGGTTAACATGATGGCCTGTGATAACGTTTGCTTCAGTACCGCCAGTCTCGCCGATATTAACTGGAGTTAAACCGCGACCTGAACCTGCTCCAACTGGAACACGACCTCTAAGATCAGGCAGACAGAAAGTAGAGACACCGTCTCCTCCGTATAGGGTTCCGATTATCGCGTAAAGCGGGGTGTAATTTTTAATTGATAGGGTTCGGCCGTCGCAATACATCCAACCGATTGGTTCGTAAGATCCAGCAAAAAGCTTGATCATTCCCATGAATTCTTCCATTGTATTTAAAGTTTTTTTATAGGGTTATTTATCGTCGAGCCACGCAGATAATAGGCACACGGCAAACCAGATTCCATTGACCGCTAGAATAATCCAGAGTAGGGGCCATGCGAAACTCCAGCCTGCATAGGCTTCTGAATTTGATCGCCAATCATCGTCGTCTTGCTGCCCGTCATAGACATCAATACCTAGCGGGCTCTTGAACCTGTGTAGTAGAAATAGGGTTATTAGGTAGCCGACTGAATAGACAGCTAAGATATTGAATGCTGTCATGGTCTACTTGTGTTTTGTGCTCGTGAAACCCCTAATTACTTGACCGACTCTGTACCTGTTATCTGAATAGAACATGATGCCGCATTCAGTTACGTAGGCATACGGTGGCATCTCTCTGGTACCAATCACTTCGGCTATTGTACAGTCAAAGTGTTTCTCAGTCGTATCGATGGGCGGCGCGATGGTCTCCTCATAGGTTGACTTGCCGTTTGGTTGGCTCGTGATCGTTGTGCCTTGACTCGTGAAGTAATGGGAATTGCCGTCATTGAACCTGTACATGCGAATGCCATCGTATTCAAACAGGAACTCGATCTTGATATCGTTGCCGACCGTTGTTGTGGATTGCGGATCATGGTAGCACGAACTCAAGAGGCTCAGTGCGAGTAGAGAAAAGATTAGAGTATTTTTCATTGTGCTTGGATTACGAATTAAGTTGTACTGAGACCCAAATACCAAGATAGGAACCAATCACGGAGCCGGTAACGTAACCGATCCATTGGTGTAGAGCCTCCTCGCTGCGGGCGATCTTGCGGATAATAAAGAAAGACAGCGTGGCCAACATGAAATCAGTTAGTGCAGCTGAATGGTATTGAGTTGTTGCAACTGCTCGGTAATTAATACACAAGAGCGAGTAACTAACGATCTGTATTGCGGCCAGTAACAAGGCCTCTTTGATTTTTTGTTTCATCTTATTTTGATTTAAGTTTAATTAATCCGTCTTTCTGAATGACTACTTTGCTCTTGTCTATGATTTTAACTTCACTTAATAAGATCTTACTCGGCTCATCTAAATAATAAATGTAGTCCTTATCATTTTCCATAATCATTCCCACTTCACAATATAGTGGACTTATGCCGGGTGGCTGAAAATATATTGCGGTCATTCTAGTCTTGTTTGTTTACGTTTATTAAAAATGTTGTGTTGATAGCTCAGGTCCCAGATAAATCGGGTTCGACACGTCCATACCCACCGCTTGACTCTCCACCAACGTTTGAGCTTGACCGGCCACGGATCGTTCTCCATTTCCTTAAGCAGTCTCTCTACTACTTTACTTCTCATCTGACTTAGGTTTAGTAGTTATGTCAAAGGTTGCATAGATCTTTCGGGCCGCAATCTCGTGCCAGTCAGGAATGTTGCGTTCGTGTTTCTTCTGTTCCTCCTTGAGCCGTTGAGTAATTGCCTTTATGATCTGTTCTTTATCAGCAGACTCTGCCGATCCCGGCCAGTCCGTGTACCTAAGACCCCACTGCACATTGGTCCACAGCATCTGCCGTTCGGCCATGGCCTTGCGCATTTTCAGGTGCTTACGTAGGTAGGCAACGCCCCATGCCTTCCATTCCTCTGCCTGTTCAACCGTCATGGTCCAGTCCCGATACCACGCGTCCTTGCGATCCTTGATGTCTTCATAGGTTACGGGGTGGCCTGCAATCTCAAACATCTTGTTAAGGATATCGACGACTGACTGGTCTTGCTTCTGTTCTCGGGTTAGTCTGACAGTTTTCATGGTAAGTCTATTATACCAAATATTGGGGAAAAGGTTATTGCAGACTAGGCAGTCTTAACGATATCAGCTAGGGTCTTGGCTCTAGCGCCGACCTGTTTCGCCCAGTCCGAGTTTAGCATCTCCGATGAGGCAGCACTGAAATTTTGTTGTTTGATTTGGGCTAGAAAGTTCGTGAAGGCCGAGAGACCCTTTTTACCAAGATTGAAAACCATTTCGGTTATAACTCCCTGCACGGCAGGCGGTAGAGAAGGTAGAGTTGGCACAAGCTCCTGTGCATCAGCCTTGGCCTGACCAAGATCGGTCAGTAGCAGCGAGTCTATTTGGGCCTGAGTTAATGATGAGGTTCCGGCCTTGATCTTTTCGGGATTGGCTCCAACCTTTTTTAGTTGGGCAACAGCGTCTTCACGGTTAAGATTGAAACCTACACCAACTGTTGGAATCTGCCTGGAGTCTAGATACTTAACGGGCTTGGAACCCTCATGACGGATAACTCGGTCCTTGATTGAGGCAATGATTGGGTCGGTCGTTGGCGGCGGTGCAGTAAACGAATTCAGGTACCGTTCGGCCCCAATGGTCTTGACGTGGGTCATGATCTGATTACGGAAGCCAGAGTCCAGGATTCCAAGCTCGCCGTTGACCGCGTCGCCCACACTTGGATAGGCCCATGCTCTCTGCTGATCGTCATGCCCTGCCTTTAGGGCCTGATTGACCTTGACAAAAGAGGCAGCATCCGGAATCTGGCGGATTGCCGAGACCAGACTCTCCTCGTCCGTGCCGAGTCCTGAGACTGCGGTCTGAATCTGTGCTGCCAGCTGGTCAGCAGTCGCGGCCTCGTTTAGCCAGCTCTCAAATAGGTTAATGTGTTTCATTGTTAATAGTTGTCTGTGATTAGCGAGCGTATCGCTTCAAGGTCTGTGCTGCCGCAGCTGGCGTCACGTTGCGCCAAGTAACTCGGTTTGAAATCTCCTGTGCCAAGTCGTCGATCGTCATGCTCTGATCTTGCATGAATCTGTCAACAAGCTCTGCAACCTCTTCGCTGCCACGGTTGAAGTACTCGTCTGCTAGCACCATCTCCAAATTATCTGGACGGTTGCGGTACTTTGCTGCGGTCTGAGCATTACGACCTCCGTTAACATCAGCCTCGCGCCAGTCTCTAGTACGAGCCGAGACCCTGTCAAAACGATCGCGATCAGCGGGTTTCATGGCCTCGTAATCGTCCACTATATCTAGCAGGTCCTGGTACGAGCCATCGTCCGCGCCACTACTATGGCTGTGGGCTCTACGCAGTAGGTCATGGGCTGGGTTGCTGCCCTCGGCTAGGAATTCGGTAAAGCGTTTAACTTGTGTCTTCATCTGTTAATATTTGTTTTTATCTGATTATTTATCTAAATCTGAGTCCAGCATATAGGCTGCATCGTGGTCTTCGCCTCTCCACCAGACTGCACGGGCTCCGCTGCGTTGGTCAAGCCAAACCTCAAGGTCAATCGAGCCAAAGTTCTCTTGCGCAATGATCTCAGCGGACTCGGCCTGCACAAGATCTTGCTGGTCATCGAGCGCAAAGAGACCGGGTAACGAGCGCACGAGCGCCTTGAATCTGGGCATGTCGTGCCAGGTCGTTGCAGTTGTATTGAAGACCTCGACCACCTGTTCCAGAGGTAGAACCTGCAGTACGGCGGCCTGATCCGCCAAGCCAAGCGCCTGCAGTCGAGCCGCAGCCGGGCCAAGCTCAAGGCCCAGCACCTTGCACGCCCACAGAGCGGAGTCAACCGTGTCCAGATAGTAGTTGACATCGTTGTCCAGCTGGACGGCCATCAGCTCTTCCGAAAAGTTATCCGGATTGACGACATCTCGGAGCGTTGCAATATCGTGCTCACGCGCGTAGTTCTCAAATAGTTTAAGGTGCTTCATGCTTTTATTTATTCGATAGGTAGACCCGGTTCCAGGCCTTTTCGAGCCTCAAGACTCCGGTGCGCGCCCTACAACAATTAGGTAAAGATACCCAGTCTACTTATACTAGAAAAAAGATAAAGATACAAGACAACACTACAGCCAGACCTATAGGCCAGACCCAACTCCATTCTATCTTACAAGTTCTTTTCATAAGCCTAATATACTCTATACCCGGTAACCGGGACTAGGGAGTACCTGGCAACCTGACCAGCCTCCAGACCCTATAGACCCAGACACGGGACTAGGGAGTAACCCCGAACCCTGAGCCAGACCCCAGACTCGCCTGACCCCGATGGGACTAGGGAGTGCCGGGCAGCCAGCCGCCCTTGGGGTACCTGCTCGGCCTGCTTAAACACTAGGGAGTACGGTGACCCCCTCGGCCTCGCCGGAAACTCTGGACTCCAGGGTCTCGCGGGGCCGGGGATGCCGAGACTATAGGGACTGGACGGGACATGGGGATCCGCGGAGTCTCGGCAGACCGGGTATAAATAAGTCTATATGGAAACACGCGATACACAAGACGGAGCCGAGGATAACAGAGATTACCTTGCGCCCGGCCACGGACCTACTGGCAATCTGGTCTATAAGAAAGATGCAGCTCGGTACCTAGGTATAAGCCTTAAGACTCTAGAGCGCTATGTGAAACAGGGTCTGGTCAAGCCCTTTAAGAACGAGGTAAACGGCCGAACCTACTTCGACCAGCTGGATCTACTGGCCTTACTAGGGAGTAGGCTACCCCAAGAACGAGAGGTTGTGCTGTACTGCCGGGCTGCGGGGATTCCGGATCAGGGTAAAGCCGGCGTATCCAGCCAGGCCAGACTGCGAGACCAGGTAGACCGCTGTACCGAGTACTGTACCAAGGCTGGGGTCCGGGTCGATCGTATAATCCAAGAGATTGGAAAGGGGCACACCCTGAATGGTCGCAGCGGGATTGACCAATTGCTGGATTTAGTGTTCCGAAAGAAGGTATCAATGATCGTGATCGAGTGCCCGGATCGTCTGGCTCGTTGGGGCATGGGCGAGGTCTTGGAGAGATTCCTGACCTGGCACGGTGTAGAGCTGCATGTTATAAACAAGGGCTGGTCACGTGCCGAATTCCGCGAAGAGGTAAAAGAAGATCTTGCGGGAATCCTATTCGAGGCGAAACGCCTGCTAGGAGAAGCTTAACTAAATATTGTTGGATTACGGCGGCCCCATTCTCTGAGCAAGACGCCAGCCTGGGAGTTTGCCTCGTTCTCTATGTCAGATCCATCGCCACCGTCTAGCACCTTGCCGCTGTCGCGCTGATGATGGTGTACCAATTCATGGGCCAAGGTTCTGTACCAGTCTGCACGGACTCTGGTTCCGCGAAGAACCCAGATCTCATTGGACTGTGGATTAAAGTATCCCATTGACTTATTTAACATAGCCTCCCTATGGTCATCAGAAATGTGGATCGTTGGGGTGCTGGTCCAGCCTAACTGCTGACGACAGAAGTGTACGAACTCCTCTAATTCGGAGTCTTCCTGCCATTCACGGGATTCTTTAATGTATTTCATATAGTTATTTATTCATGGAGTTCTCAGCGAACCCCAGAAATGTGACCTTTGTACCTGTCTCGGGGTTTCCCCCAGCACGGGGCGAGCTCCAGAGCCCATGCCAGGTCGGCACGGCCCCGGGGCTTTGGGCGCCTTATTCTAATATACCATTTTGCCCATCATTCGGCAATTAAATAATAAAAAAATAAGATACGTTATGGCTAAACAGATTATTGCAAGACTCCACCTTGCTAAACCCAAAGTAAAGAAACCCGGCGTACACGCCAAGTCCGGTTCCTCTCGCAACAAGAGATCCAAGAACTACAAGAAGCCCAACGTTGGACAGGGCTAAACCCAAAAAAGGGACTCCACTAGGGAGTCCCTCTCTTCATTAACCAATTAACCTTTCCTAGATAGCAGCTAGGTCTGCGTGTTGTAGATCCCAAGTCTTAGCGAATAGATTTCCACCGTCGACCTTGAAACGTTTTGAGTTCTCGAAGTTGAAGATCGACTGGTGACTTCCAATCCATGTCAACTCGTTAACTACATCCCATACAGTAGCATCAGTCTTGATAAACTTCTTCTGTGCGTCTGTTAGGGTCAATGGGTTGTGGCCCTTACGGAAGATACGTTTTGTTGCCGCATCGTATTCTGGAAAGAACTGTTGTTCTGCTGCCTTGATTAGGTGAGCCTTCATGTCAGGATTTTCTTCCTTGATCTGGCCAGTTACTGAGTACATCGCTCGCTCTAATTCTCCGTAGCTTGCACGTGTTGTCATCGCTGTTTCCAATCTGTCTTGGAAAGTTCTTGGTACAAATCCTACCTTTGCCCAACCGTTCATGCTCGTTAAGAGTTCGCGGAAAGCGTCTTGGCCTTTACCAAACTCGAATGCTGTATTCAAGTTTCTGGCTACTGCACCGTTTGCGCAGCTTAGGCGTAAGAAGAAGTCGTCTACTCTTGAGTTGATATTGGAGTTTACTAGGGAGATCCCGAAGCGGAACACCTCGTCCTTACCGATCTTCTCAAAGCCTACTTGACTGCCGTGGATGAGGTTGATACTTAAGCCGTTCTTGCCGCCATGGTCGATTGACTCTACATGCATGTCGGGGATCTCGTTAAGGATCGTCTCCGCCGTGTTGAATAGGGTCTCATTGCTTAGACGATGGTAACGATCTGCCTTTACGATATCGCCAACTTCGCGTTTGTCCGCATCGCCGATAAGTAAGAACTCTTTTGAACCGTCACGCGTTTCTGAATAGGCTTTAACTGCCTGTAATAGTTTGGTCGCGACAGCTCTGTCCTCGTTCTTGTCCATGCGGCTAAGCAACGTGGATTGGATATTGACTGCCTGTCCCAAGCGGTTGAAGAACCTGTTAGAGACTGGGATACGTGCGCCATCGATAAAGATGCATCCGTTCTTGATTGAACTATCGTCGATCTGAATATCAGATAACTTAACTCGCTTTGTTAGCGGATCCTGTCCTGCGAGATTTGCTTTGCTTTCGCTAAATTGACTTTGATTAATCATGTGGTATATGGTTTTTTGGTTTATATTATTATACTAAATTGTCTGTAGCTTCGTCCGTTTGCGGAGCAATAGTTTCCTCTTCAGTTGGGGTCTTAACTGATAAGAAGAGATCGTTGAACTTGTGTTCCAACTCCTGACGACGAGCTGACTCCTCATCCGCAAGTTTAGCAACCTCGGTCTCCTGTCTCCATGAGGTCTCGTCCCACTTGACTTCACCGTTTACTAGGGAGTAGTACAAGCGCTTACCGACTAGGCTTCCTCCACGTCTGTTCTTTGAGAACTCTACGAAACGTCTGCCTGACTCGTCGAACTTGATCTCCATCATGGATGTGGTCGCATGTTTAAGATAGGTAGATCCTACATACTGTCCGCCTTTCGTCATGTGCTGAATTGCAAAGATTGTTTTGCCGTGTTTGTCAGCAGCTTCGATGATGAGGTTGGTCAGCCATGTCTGGGCTCTCGTAGATTTCCAGCCTAGGATATCCGCAAGCTTTACAATAATATCCTGATGAGAGTCAATCAAGATTACGTCGTGATCCCCTTTGATTGTGTCTTCCAACACCTTGTCGAAACGACCCATCACGTAGTCCATAACCAATAAGGTCGGAACGTTCGCAATGATTGGGGTTTTTTGGAAGTAGAAGTAGAGATCGTTACGAGTCATCTCACTTGAGATGTAGAGGATCTTGGCCTCGGGCTGTACTCGCTTGATCTTAGAGATAAGATCCAATGTCACGGTTGATTTACCTACGCCCGACTCGCCGATTACAATATTAGCAGTTCCCGAAAAGATACCACCGTCTTCCGTATGGTCCGAGAAAAGCTTGTCAATAATACCGCCCGTCTTGTAGGCTTTAAACTCTGGGAAATCCATCTCACCGATCTCGATAATCTCGGCCACCATGTCTTGGGGTACCTCGATGGTAGGGGTTACTAGGGAGTCCGTCGTGATACCGGCTCTGAGCTTCTTTATTACTCCATTGAAGAGACCGTAACTCACATTGGCATCTGCACCTGTGGTCATGAACTCTGTGTAGAGCTGCTGTACTGTCTTGTCCGTTGGGACCTCGCCGTTATGGCTTTGTTCGAAGAAGGTTCGAACCGTAAGTTCTTTTTTTCCGATCTGCATATTTTATTTGGGGTTAATTGGTTTATAATATTATACTACAGTTCTGCAGTTTTGGCTTCAGTTCTTCAGTTTTTTATTATTTATTTAGACTGAAGAACCGGCCGGACTAGGGAGTACTACTCATCAAAGTACAGGAACTCAACCGCTTCCGCGCATTCAAACATTCCAAGGTCTTCGAACATGGTGTAGGCTCCGTCAGCATCGCTCATCGCGACCACCTCCATTGCCTGGTACACGGCGTCCTCGCCGAACTGGGCTATTGCTGCATCTATTTTTTCTTGTGTTACCATAGTTTCTATTTTATAATGATTGTAAATTCTGAACCGAAAGCCATTTGATATTCGCGCTCCAACTCTCTGGCCTCTTTAAGAGTTTTGGCGGTGTCAACTACCTCGCGACCGTAGCGCGATACTGCTATGATTTTATATGTCATGATTAGATTGATTTTAAAAGTTGAGTAAATGTTTGAGCTTCAGCAAGTGGCTTATCAAAACCAGTTGCTCGTGAAAATGCTTCGGCCTTGCCGTTGTGGCCAGATTTACCGGTTACCCAGAAGAGTACCTCACCGGATTCGCGATCGCAGATTGAGAAGGAATCGTATAGAGGTCCGCTCATTGGGCAATTGTTCTTGAAGAACACATAGGTCTTTGTACAATCGATAGCACGACCTGATTCGCGAAGCGCATTGACGAACTTGATTACTTGACCCTGTAGTTTCTTTGCTCTCATGGGTAGAGATGAGTCCTTACAGAACCAATCATAGAAGTCATGGCAATGTGGATAAAGAGCTGATTGGCCTTGGGCCCATGCGTACATTTGGTCTGCGATTGATACTTGATTTTCTGTCATACGTTAAAGGTTTAATGGTTTAAGAATTAATTGATATGTAAATATAATACATTAGTTTGACACTAAAAAACTTTTTATGACTTATTTTCAAAAAAGTTATTAACATTGGATTGTTAATAACTCGCAGAGTCTGAGGCAGGTCGGAGTATACCTCCCGCTTCCTTGTTCCGAACCGTCCCGTCTAGATTGATTGACATAGTAAATATAATAAAAAACCCTGAATCTAAAAAATCCAGGGTCATTTATTTTCAGGAAAGTTATTAACAATTTCTAGTGTTCAGGAATCTCTAATTCTAGGTCTCCGATCTTTACTGTCTTGCCGATGAGGTCTCGACTGCTTGCCGCTTTGGCATGGCCGCGGTGGTCATGGTAATCAAGGTCTATTTCTTCAGTCGCGTTCGCAAGTAGGTTAAACATCTGTTCCGGTTCTTTTACACAAACCTCCCTGCCGTTTTCATAAAGGTATAGTCGTACTATCTCGTTCATGGTGGTCATGGGTTTTTTGTTATTTAATAAAAAGAAAGGGGTTATAAACCCCTTTGCAATATTTCCTTTTCTCTTTGAGTTAGGGACTCAACTCCCGATCTCGAAATTTTATCAAGGATTTCGTCCACCGTTAAATCCGGTGTTGCAGTTTGCGCTGCCGTTTTGAGTACCGCATTGATCGCTTGCATCAACGCCTCAGGAAGATTTAGGTTCACCTTAGTTTCTTCCATTAAGAAGAATGTGGCTCCTGTTTCCTTCACATCCTGGGTGATCTCTTCCTCTGATGATTGAGTATTAAAGACCGACAGGATTGCGCCCGGAATTGGTGCGGCGAATGCGGGTCCTACAATGTGGGGTTTCAACGCTTGTGAAACCGCTGGGTTCGGAGCTGAGCCGAATCGAACTAAGAATAATTTTTTCATATTTGGTTAGATTGATTTATAAAGCTAATATACAACAAAACTTTTAAATAAAAAAACTTTTGATGAATTATTTTCAGAAAAGTTATTAACAAAAAAGGGAGCCACATGGACTCCCGATCTTGTCAATAAACCAATTTTACCAATTATACCAAATGTAGTATCTCAGCTAGAGCGCGATCAGTTACTCGTCGGCTCATACCTCCAATATGCCATTCAATAGTTTCTTCTTTCGAGATGCGACGGTATTCTTTCCAGTCGTAGATGGTAAATACATCTCCTTCTTCCGTTTCGCAAATCCATTCGAAATTTACTTTATCTTCTCCAGTATTATCTTCAATCGTGGGTTCTCCAAGGATTGCGATAAGGTCATTCACTGAACACTTTAATACTGTATCGTGGAACGAGGTTCCGCCTGCACGCTTTTCGGTTTTTCTAGCCATGGTTATTTTTTTAGTTGGTTGATAAAGCTAATATACAACAAAAACCTGATACTGGAAAATCTTTTTAAATATTTTTTACAGGTATTTTCTCGATCAAGGCTAGGCTGCCAAGCGGAGACCACATAGCCTCTTCATAGCTTTCAAACCGGGACCGGTCCCATAGCCAGACCAGACCGTGCTTCTTCCATTCCTCTCGCGCTGCACGCTCTGTCCTGCTTGCTTCGGCGATCTGCATCTGAAACAAGGCAATTGCATACACGGCTTTAAATGTTCCGCAGACACAGACAGGTTTTTCTTCTTCCCCTACACGAGAGGTTAGCAACCAGACTTCTTTATTTTTCCGGGTTGGACTAGGCATGTTAATCTCTTTTTTCTGGTACGAATACACAGTAGATACAGAATGCTACACTTACTAGGATTGCTATTGCGCACATGGTTGAATGGATTAAGGGGTTAATAATATTATCTTACCCAAGTTCTTCACTTAACTTCTTGAGGTCAGCACATTTCTCGTACTGCTCTTTCTTTTCAAAATGCAAGATCATGGTCCAGATAGCCTGTTTCTTTTCTTCCATTGGGGTTCCATCGTGCACGACATCTCTGAATTCGCCGGCCAGTGCTTCATAGAGTCTGTCCATGAATCCATCGTAATCTGATTCGCGCAGCCGGATAAGTTCCAGCAGGATATCGTTGTATGTTCTGGTTTTCTTTGCCATATCTTTATTATTTATTCTTGTTTATTTAGAGTCACTCAGCGTGAATCTTAGCTTGTCTATAATATAGTACTAAAAAAGGGTCTTCGGAACACCGAGACCCTTAATAATAATTTGGATTACTAGATAAATTGGGTTAGGTAGCCGGTCGGCCAGCCCTCATCGTCCTGTTCAAAGTCCATGTCTGTCTGAATCAGGTCCGAGTAAATGCTTAGCTTCTCGCGTGGTTCCAGCCCGGCAAAGCAGTTAGAGATTAGGGTATCTACTGATTCGTCTGGTACAAACTCATCGTCCAACCTGACTGAACCATCTTCTAACATGAAGATGTCTACTGCTAAGTTCTCTCGCATTATGTCTATTGCATCTGCTGCATTTAACTCTGCAAGGTAAGCGTCTACTTGTTCGAACGCTTCTTCAATTGGAACTCTTAATAGGTCTGGATTTCTCATTGTTAAATCTTGGTTAGGGTTGATAAAAGAATAGAATACACGTTGCTACTACTGCGAGAGCAATGATAATCAATGCTCCATTAATTAGAGAATCTCTTCTCATCATTTTAACTTCTTTTTCTGAAAATTTCTTTGCCATCTTTTTTATATTTTAATTGATTAATAATTTAGGTAATTAGGCGGCGTTCTTTACGAACGCCTTGTCTGCCCATGTCTTAGCTCCAGCCATCCTATAATTATTCTGACTGTATAGATTAGTATTAGACCAGTCTTGATTGATGTCGCCCACTTCCATTGCCAGGAACATGTCCGAATCCATTAACTTGATCTTGTTACCTGACCTTGCGAATACAGTGATGAAGGTTTCTGATCCTTCTGCTCTGAACTCGATTGTCTGCAACGCGCCTTTTTTAAATCCTCTGAATACATCCATTGCAGAGTTCCAAGACTGTCTTCCCCAATTTGCTCTAATGCCATGGTCTTCAACGACTGTCATGAAGCCTGCCTGTACTCGAACGATTGCGCGGTATTCGCCTTTACGGCCTTGGATAAAATCCACTTGGCTGATTCTCTCCGCATTGAAGATTTCAACTGATGGTTTGTAGTCTGGATTAAATTGTTTCTTTTTCATGGTTGATTGATTTGGTTTATAATAGTAAATATAATACTTATTCTTGACAGTAAAAAACTTTTTATGAATTATTTTTTAAAATCTTTCTGAACCTAAATGAGAGCAGGCAGAAGAGTATCTCTCGAGAAGGTTGCTGCCGGCTAGCAGAAGAAAGCTTGAACCTGCAATTCCACGGATCTTATAATCTTCAGGTACTATAACACTGCCAAGTCTGCTGCCGCCTGAATCCAGTGTCATAATGAATCTACCTTCTCGAACCACTATGAATTCGGAAGAGAAGCCTTCCATCGTAGAGCCCGACGCAATTTGAGTCCAGCCAATTTCTTGACCAGACTCGTTTAAGATTTGGAGGCTTGAACCTCGTTGTATAACATTACCTATCATGCTGTTGTCTTTGAATTTTTAATACACTCTTGAAATTCTTCTTCCGTCAGGTCAGGTATATCCTGAGTTACAAGCTTTAGCAGGGTTGCTGCTTCTATCTCTGTTACTAGGGAGTCCTTATTGACTTTGCCCTTAAAAGGATCTCCTTCAGAGAATAGAATCTCGACTGCGGTCTCTGCCCAGAAGCGGGCTTCTAATTGAGTTGTCATTATCATACGCCTACCTCCTTTCTCATTTTAGCACGAGCAACCTTAAGGGCACGGTTAACTTCGACTGGGGTTTTACCTACTGCATCCGCAACTTCCTTGGTAGAGAGACCGTCTCCAACGAGACCGTAGAACAACTCGACGATTTGACGTTCAGTTGGTTTAAGAACGTTAAGTACTCTACGGAGTATTCGGGTTTGGTCCTCACTATCGAATGGGTCTTGGAAATCTTCTCTTAACAAGAGATCGCCTACTGTATCGTCGCCATCCTCGCCGATTGGACGATCCAATTGGATGTTACGCATGTTAATGCTTTCGCCTGCCATCTTACGTTTGTAAAGATCGTATTCCTGATTTACTGGAATTCGGACAGTACGACCGACTTCGCAAAGAGCAAGGTTTAATCTCTTACGAATCCAGAACTGAGCGTAAGTAATAAACTTTACGTCTTTATCTGGGGTAAAACGACGAGCAGCTTCGATAAGACCCGCATTACCTTCTTGGATTAAGTCATCGATGGAAAGACCCATACCGATAAACTTGTTTGCAAGAGTAACAACGAACTTAAGATTCGCTTGTACTAATTGATGCATTGCTCGCTCATCTCCTTTCTGGATGCGGACTGCTAATTGAAGTTCTTCAGCCTTGCTGAGCGGAACTGCTACGGGCGCGATATCTTTGAAATATTGCGGTAGACTTTCTGATGTTTCGAATCTTTTCGACATAGTTGGTTTGGTTTAATTGATTATTATAATGTAAATATAAACAAAATTTCTGACAAGTAAAAACTTTTTATGACTTATTTTCAAAAAAGTTATTAACAATTGTTAGTTAACAACTTGACCGCAATCGCAGCATTTTACAAGTTTGATTCCTGAAACGTGGCGAACTGCTACGTAAGTTCTGATGTGTTGGCATTTGGCTGATTGGTTATTCATAATGTAAATATAACTATAATACTTGACAGTAAAAAACTTTTTGTGAATTATTTTCAAATTATTTTATACGCGAAAAGGGGTCCAACCACGGACCCCAATTCTATCAATCAACCAATAGTATTTTAATTTAAGCAGATTCCTGTTTCTCGTAACAGGTTCTCTAATTGTATATCTTCTTCAGACATGCCTGATTCTCTCTTAACCTGTTTAATACAGAACTGCATAAGCAATCGTTGAAGCTCTTGCGTACTGCGCTCGTCCTGTGTTGCGGCCAATAGGGTTATTAATCCATTACCGATTAAGATAAGTTCTGAATCAGATGTCTTGATTCCGCCCGCGATTAGGCTATTCGCCAAGGTCTCTAGCTCGGCTCTTGTTTTTTCTCTAATTTCTTTCTTATTCATGGTAGTTGATTATTGATTTAATCTTATATTACTCTTTTCCAAGCGCGATGGCCTTGTTCACTTCATAGATTCTTGACCAGAATTCGTTGTATTCAAGTTGATTGTCTGGCTTTACAGTTGACTGTACTCTCGCACCGCCGCCATAGGTTAAGTCAATGGGTTCTCCGATCGTTGGATCAATTCCCTGTAATTTATAGATTAAGGCCTTAAGTATTTTCTTCATAGTTATTAGGTTTTACAGATTAAGTTTGTTTTTTAAGGGTCACGCGATTCCCCCAGTACTACTGCGTGGTCCAGGACCCATGCCTGGGAGGCACGGAAATCCAGGACTAGGTCTATTAACAGATTCGATTGGCCACAAAGCCTTGTGCATCGCTTGCGCCATAGTATTTCTTGATCGCGGCCGGTGCGGTAGGATTATCCATCAGCCAGCCATCCGCAATATCGAACGCCATTGAATCGTCTATGTCTCCGGCATCGATTGCGCCCAGTGCAAGCTCTCGTAATTCAGTATCTAATTTTTCTTTTGTCATAGGTATTAGTTTTAGGGTTTAGGGTTAGATTTATAATCAACTGTTACTAGGGAGTCCGGCTAGGCCAGACCCTTGTCTCGTAAAAACAGGCAGCGCTGAATCCTGGTATACAGGTCCGGCAAGGAGTCTGTCATCGCTAAGATCTTCTTTAGGTCAGGCTTGGGTAGGGTTGACGCAACC